CTTACTCTTTTGACTTTTTTATTACCCATCTTTCGTGCAGGTTTGACGTTTTTACCCGGCTTACGTTTAATTCCAAAGTTAGAATTATCTGGCTTACCCGGATTAGCTTTTGTTGCACCGCTTCCAGTAGATGGCAGTCCTGTAGGTGGCTTTAATTTACCTATACCAGAACCCACTTTACCTTTACGTTTAATGTTTTTACTTGGTGTACCTGTCCGCTTAAAAGTAGTGTTATCAGGTTTACCTGTGTTGGTTTTACGTTTACCAGCTTTAGCCCCGCCCATTTTCATTTTTGTAACGCGCATGTCTCAGTCTCCTAGTATTAAATTTAAGTTACTTCTTCCCAAACATTTTGGTTGCGCCACGCATACCTAACGACGCTGCAACAATGAGGCCCAAGCTGTACTGATACCACTCCGGCATCGCTTGTAAAGCTGTAAAACCTTCTTGTACGATTTCTCTACCCCAGTCACCACAGAAGGCCAGTATGAGAGGCACAGAGAATAGAACTGTAATCCACTCATCTTTCCAAGAGTGCTTGCTTCCTTCAGCCATAGCCAAATCCCAGTCGATTTCGCCAGTAGCTTTCTTCTCCATGATGACAGCTTCAGCTTTAGCTTTTGCAACTTTAGCTCCTGTTTCTGCTTTTGTTTTTTCTACTTTACCTTCTAGCCACGTACTGGCTATAGAAGATATCGGCCCTATGAGTGCAGTTAGCATTTCCATCTCTTTCTTGCTTGGCGCAAACGACTATTGGGGTCTTTTGCAGCACCGGGAAACTTCTTCATCTGCCCTGCTGACCTAGCGCAGAAAGACTTACGACGTTTAGCAGCTTTACTTCCGGGCTTAACTTTACCCGTAACTGCTGTTTTTAGCTTAGAACCGGGGTTCTTTTTTTTATATTCTTTAACGCCTTTTGCAGTCATACCTGCGCCAGACTTAGTAGGGCGATAGTTAGCACCCTTTCCTTTAGTTGTCTTTTTTATAGGTGTTTCTTTTTTACGAGGCATTATAATGAACTTTCACACTTGTACTTAACAGACTCATATGGAGGTGGTATAATCATCTGTGTAGAAAAGTACATTTCTACTACACGTTCTATGCACTGTCCTTGTGTATCGTAAGGTCCTCGAATATCTTCTATTTCTAGACACTCGGCACTGCCCAATAACGGACTGCATATAAAGAGTATTGCTTTGAACATTGGGGGTATATCCCTGCAGAGGATAGCTGCTTATATCATAAAATTAAAAAGTCGTCAAGGGGGAAAGTTACCCCTCCCCCTCAATTAAGTTGTTTATGCGAATGGTGCGCCCACGCCGGGGTCACCCAAGTCACACATCACTGCAACACAACGGATTTTACCGTCGAATGTAGCAGTAACACCGATAATGTCGATGTTGTCTGCAGCAGTGTAGAGTTTAGCAGTTTGACCAAACTCTTGTGCAACAGCAGAACCGCTAACGTCAGTTACCCAAGTGTCTGCAGCAGCAGCGTCACCCATGTCGATTGTAGGTGAGCCTGTAGATGCGGCCTGATACACTTCGATACCTGCCATCAAGACCAGAGTGTTGTCTGGAATTTCAAAAACATTAACGATGTCTCCTGCAGCAAGATTAGTAGATGTAAAGTCGAGAACAACTTCAACAGTCTGCATCTTCTTACCAAGAGGGATACCAGCTACGGCACCAGTTACGTTGTAAGTAGCCATTAGTTAATCTCCCCTACTAATCTAAGCTAACAACGCCGCGAACGATTGCTTCTGGGCGAAGGACTTTACGTCCAAACACATGAAGACCACGAACGATGTCGCTGAAAGTTTCAGTTGAACGGACAACTTCTGTTTTCGCAATGTGCGAAGCAGTAGCTGTTGCAGACATGTGACCGCCGAGAATAACGTTCTCTGTGCCATCTGTTGCTAGACCAGTAATAGTTACTTGGTCAGTAGCACCGCTAGAAACGAGTGCAGTTGACTTGTAACACTGGAAACCAGCGATGTTGCCTAGTGACACCAGACCGTTACGCAGTGGAGAAGTCGCGTCGCCAGTTACCTGAACTTCTGCGAACTTTGCTCCTGCTGAGAACAGGTGCTTGTAGAAAGCTGGTGGTGCAACGAACCAACGGTTCTCTTCTGGAACAGACTGGTCATCAAGTGACTGAGCCATTGCCAGCATAGTATTAACCGCTAGATTGCCGGGATTTGCGTTGCCGCCGATATCCAAAGCTGTACCAAGAGTACCGATGCTGCCAATCTGAGCCACAGAAGCACCTGATTCGCCAGTTAGACCAGCTTCAGTTGCCATGAGGTCAAGAACGTTAGCGTCGTACTTACGCTTCAGGGAGTATGCGCCTGAAGAAGTAGCCAATGCTTCGAAGTTGACGTGTGACTGACGCTCTTCAATGTCGTCAATCTTAAACGCAAATGCGTTTGCTTGGTCAACAACCATAGTAATCTGGTCGTCAGCGAGGTCTTGTGGGTTTACCACAGAACCGCGTGAGTATGAAGACACAGTGATTGTTGGTTCCTTAATGATACGTACTGTATCACCGAAGTTTTCAATTTCGCCAGCGTAGTCGGTATTAGTAATATCTTCTGCAACCGAAGCACGACGGAAGAACTTGAGAACTTTTTGACTGAAAATTTCAGGTGTGAAATTCCCAGACGGCAGGTTATTGTAACCTGATGCGCTATCAAAAGCCATTAGTTCAATCCCTTCCTTGAGGATTAAGAGTTGTAATCAATTCGCCCTTCTGCCCTTGCAGAGTCGATTTCGCCTTCCAGCTTTTCGAACTCCCAAGGTTTCATCTTGGCGATATGCGAAGCCTTGAAGATTTTCTTTCCCGCACTTGGGTCAGTAGCAACTTCTCTAGCAGGGGTTTTTGTTACAGCATCTGCTGCACTTTCCTGCCGCTTCGACTTCTTTGGTTTGTTAAGACCAGTATCGGCCTTATACAAGTCCACTACACGAGCCGCCCACCGTGAGTCAGTATTGTTTTTGTAAATACCGTCTGATAGTGTTTTTGGCTGCTCTTCGAGCCAGTTCAAGAACTCATCTGTAGTCTTGATTTCATCGAAGTCAGGATGCAATCTAAGCAGTTCTTCGTACGCTTTCTGCTTTTCTAACTGCTGTTCCCGTTCTTTGATGGTACCAATTTCTTCTCGGAGCTTTGACACCTGAGATTCTGTCTGCATAGACGAAACAGTTTGAACCACTTCAAATACGTCGGGGTAACGTTCCTTAAACTCTTCGAGTTCTTCTTGAGTTCTCGGTGGTGTTACACCCCTTGGCATTTCAACAGCACGGTCATTCATGGCTTTGCGAAGACTATCAATCTCCCCTTTAAACTCATTAACCTTGCTATCGTAGTGCTTCTTCAGGTCGTCATACCGTTTTTTGTAATCGTGTTCCGAGTCCTTTGTTTCCTTTTGAGGAACGAAACTATCGTCATTCTGAGTAGCCGCTTCTGCGGGGTCAGCTTCTTGGGTTTCTTCAGACGCTTCTAATTTCTCATCTTCGTCTTCGTAAACTTCATCACGATATTTTCCACGATACAAGTTATTGGCGTTAGTTACTCCGAAGGAGTCATTTGGTTTGTTGGCTCTGTGGCCTTTTGCTTTTGCCATTTTTTACCTCATAATGCGGGGCTACTTGGCGTGTAGGTAGCCGCTTCGGTTATGTCAGGGCCGCTATGCGGGTAGCTGACTAATTCTTATTCTTTGTAAAGTCTGGATTTGTTGAGCTATTTAAAAAGGAGTCGCCTAAAGTAGCGTCAGCTACAGACGTAGCGTTAAACGCGCCTTGTAATATAGCTAAAGGTGGTGATGCTTTGGTGGCTACCTTACTGATAGCCCTACCTAGAAGTTTACCCCCAGACAATGGGTCATTTTTAAAAGTTTCTATAAAGTCTATTTTAGATTTACCGTCAAATACTTGCTCTTGTAAAAACATAACCATAGAGTCCACGGAGCGTTCTCCTGACGCATAAGCATCTCGCAGGCCTTTTATAAACTTTAAATTTTTATCTAGTTCTTTTTTAGGCATTTTGGTAAAGTAGCCTGTCTTCTTTTTAGACTGTACTTTCCAAGCCTCTTCTACTCCGTCAAAAAGTTGGTCCATAGTAACTTTACGACTGAGGATAACTTGGTTGCCTCTTCCCCCTCCTGCTGCGAATTGTCTTGCGCGGCTTTTATTGGGAGTATGAAACTTACCAACGTCGTCACTTCCATACCCGTAGTCTGTTGGATTTACTTTTTCTAAGTCGAGAGGTTCCCCTCTGTACACTTTTACTTTATCACCGAGAGCATACGCTTGTGGATTTTCAAGAAAGCTGTTCTGTGCAGCCATCTGCTGACCCTTCTCTTCGATGCGTTCTTTAACTTCCGGTTTACCACGATTGTTTATCTTGGTAAGGCGGTCTTCACCGATAATTTTGACGAGATGGGGTGCAACCGTCACTTCTCCTCGTGATACGGCTACATCTATTAGTTTAGCACTGCGTTCTGGATTGTCAACTGTTATTCCGCGTCTAACTGCCTCTTTCTGCGCGTCTTTAAGCATTTTCATGATGTCAGACTCGCCTGCGAACTCAACAGCGGCTGCATTGATGATGAACGTACCCTCTTGCTTTTGAGTGTTTACGTTGTCTGCAACTGACTCTGCTTCGGATACTTGACTAGGCGGCGCACCAATAAATCCAGACGGTGCCATGCCTGCTGCCATCTGTCCACCTGCAGCCATGCCGACTCTGCCGCCTTGGGCCATAGAGCTTTCTGTAGCTTCCGCTTCACTGAAGCCCCCAAAGTCACTTCCACTTACAGAGCCGCCGCCGCCGCCTGAATAGTCACCCATCTCCCCGCCGCCTTGACCCGTATCGCCGCCATCATCCATGGATGGTCCAGTAGTTTGGGTTGCTCTTTTCCACGCATCCTGCGCCGCTTTTTGTGCTTTATCTCTCGCGTCTTGTGCCGCTTTATCTGCGGCTGCTTTATCAACTTTAGCTTTTTCTGCTGCCATAAGACCCGAAACAGTACCTCTACCGTTTCTGGCATCCTGTAGAATGCTCTTAACTTTGTTTAGGTCTGTTACACCATACTTTGCTCCCAAGGCTCTGGCATCTGCTTCCATTCCAAAGGCTGCAGTTTGGCCTGTGGCTGTCATGTATGTGCCGTTATCCTTATAATATCCACCCGTGCTTAACCTACCAGAAACATACCCAGCATCCGCCAAAGACGTACCAGTTTCCTTTTGCATGTTATACGAGGATGGAAGATATCCTTTATTAAGAGATTCTAAGGTTCTTGCCTGAACGTGAGAAAGACCCCTCATGTTTCCAGTGTAAGTTCCTGACCCCGGCGCACGAGTTATGCCAAATCCACCGATAGACATTGCAAACCCTGTAGCACTCGCGTTAGCTGCTGTAGCTGCCCTTATCTGTGCCATATCCTGATACTGTTTAGAATGGACCATATCCGCAACAAAGCCTAATGCTCCACTTGGTCTAAACGACGCATTTCCAAAAGCATTTGTAGTGGTTGTGCCGTTTATAAAACCACCTGCTATACTTCCGGGGATACCACCCACAGCACCCATAAGACTTCCTACGACCTTTTCTTTATTTTTTTCGGCGGTGGCCTTTAAACCTGTTTGTTGTAGGTCTTTAGCAGTTTGGTCTACTGCGCCGGGAATTTGTTGAACATTTTTTATACCCGAATCAAACAGCGCACCCGGTTTTATGTCTTTAAAGTCACCGCGAGTAAGCGGGTCAAACACTTCGCTAAACATCTCAACTCTGTCGTGCTGTCCCGGCTGTTGCTTTAAAAAGTCACCGTATGTATTATAATTTTGTGTAAAGTTAAAATCCGCAGCATCTTCACCAAACTTAATATCCCCGCCTAAAGCACCGGAGTCTCCACCTAACGCACCGATTAAGTCTCGTTCTAAGTTAGCTCGTGAATCTTCGTTTCCGTCACTTGTATCTTCTGCAGATGAATCACCACCAATTTTAGGGGCCGTAACATCAATACCTGTCTGCTCCTCTAGAGTGGGCATACCTAAAGTTTGACTAAAAAAATCAACGTAAGAGGATTCATACTGCTTTCTTGTCAGCACTTCCTTTTCGTCTTCTTTTCTAGTCGTGCCTAGCTGTATTCTGTCAACCATTCTTGATTACCGCCTCGTGGTTACTCTTGAGTTTGAGGAGTGTTTCCAGTAAAGCCAGCTTCCCCTGCGCCCGGAGCAGTTCCGACTCCGATTGTGCCGTCACCACGCCCTGAATCGTCAGTTCCCGGAGGTCCTGCAGGTACTCCTTCAGGGCTTCCCATTCCTTGCCCTGCACCAGCGGGGCCAGCGTCTGCGCTTGCTTCTTGTTGAGCATTTGCCATCATCCCTTGTAACATCTTTGCATACAGTTGAGCTTCGTTTTGGTCGTTCACCAGACTATCGGGGTCGATGTCCTGTGATATAGCCAGTTCACGCATCAGGTTTGGTATCTTGATGAATGGTGCTAACATAGGGTTAGCGACTGTTTGTAGAAGCGTTGTCAGCCTCTGGCTACGAACTTCTTTCTGCATTACGGCTGCAACACCGCGTGGTTTGATTTCTAGGTCACCCTCGATGTCAGGGGAGTCTTCGTTAAACTGCATGTTCCACTGGAAGTATGCTTCACCCAATGGCTTTAGCAGCATGTCGTCAATGTTCTTTACGACTGTCTTCATTGCCAGACCAGCAGAACCCATAAGCATGGATAATCCTGCCGCTGTGCGGCCCGTACCACTAACGCCCGTCTGACCGTGCATAATGGATGGGATACCAGTTTCTTCGTCAGCCAACTGGCGGCTAATCTGATACATTTGTAGGTTTTCACCAGCCGTGTTAGGAAACTTCAAACCGTTGATGGCTGTCCCTGTAACACCTGATTGGCGACGGAATATCTTACCGGGGAATATGTCCATGTTTTGGCCCGGCACAAGGCTTGCCTCATCCACGTCAAACACCAAGTTACCTGCTAGAGCTAGGTTATCAATAGCCATGCGTACGTGACCATTCATGAGCTTTTGAGCGTCTTCCATGTTCTCTGCTACACCAACACCCCATAGCTGGTAAGGGTTGACTTCGTAGGGGAACACTTGATATGGAATACGGGCTGGTGTGAAGGGGTTAAGAACACAACGAAGTATCATGTTTCCACAAACCCAGATGTTTACCTGTAGTTCGTCAAACTCTGACATCATATCTGCTTCTGCAAACCCTGCTGACTTAGCTAGGTCAGCGTCAAGAACACCCCAGTATTCGAGAACTTCGTAGCGGTTCTCTGAAACGTATGGTTCGTTTTCATCTTCACGAATTGTGTCTTCGTAATACTTATCTTCGTAGTTAGGGCCTTTTGCTAGGCACTCTTCTATAGCTTCCGAAATAAAGTAAGGACGCTTGATTAGTGCGCGAAGCTGTTGGCGGTTTAGTCTGTGACGTTCTATGACGTATTCACAGTCATCTATGCTGGTAGCGGATGGGTCTGGGTGGAAATCCCACGAAGACACCATTTCGATTTTAGGTACAACCTTCTCGTAGGGCTGGTATTCCCGATTACCCTCGTCGTCACGGCCCCACTTGTGGACACGCTTGTAAAAGTTAAAAGGCCCCTTGACAATTCCTGTGCCAAGAAGGGACGATTCAAATATAGCGTTTCGGAAAACGTTTACTGCGTTGGTATCTAATAACTGGTCATGGATAACTTTTTCCATGTTCATCGCTGCAATTTGTGCTGGGCTAATCTGTGGTTCACCCATCTTTGCAGGACCTTCAGCGAGTGGCAAGCTGCCATACTCTCCTTGAAGCCCACCGAGAAACTTACTAGATGGCGTTGCACCTAATTGTCCGGGTGGCAAATCACGCCCATCACCAACAAAACCATACGGGTCTTCCATCTGGTCTAGCGGTGTCTCCATATGTGCAAACTCCGCAATCCCTTCGGGAATAGGAGTGTGCTGTACGACTAGAGGAAACTTCTTGTTAGCAAACAGGATATCTACAATCTGCCCGTAAGCAGCCAAAACTTTAGTCTTGGTGATTCTAACGAACACCTTAGACCGTTCTGAATCACGGTAGGCTGTAGAAGAGTCGTAAACACCACGAAAATTCTTGTAGGCTTGCAACCAACGCTGCTCGTGAGAGTAACGTCCGTTTTCAGCTTCTTCGAACTTCTGTTTTACGTATCCTGCTAGACCGGGAAAGGTTTCATCCGCGTCATACAGTGGAATGGTCGTGTCATCTTCAGGTTGAAGGAAGTTATCATCTGCCATAATTTAGTAATCGCGTTCTTCAGCCATTTTCATTACAGAAGGGTCTACTGCACCCTTGGTCGCTGCCTTTGGCATGTCTTCAGTCAAAGAATCTGTCTTGGCACGAGTGTCAAATTCTAAACCTTCACGGTAAAGAGTCTTTGACCCCATCTCATCGTCAACAGATGTCTTGTCTGAGTTCATGATGTAGGATGCGCCATAATTGTAATTATTATCAGGCATGGTCATCTCCCATTATCTAGTTAAAAAGCCTTGGTCTTGTTCAATGGCAGGAGCGGCTTCAGGTCCCCTGTCACGTCCTAAGTCGATAAAACCTGCCTGTTCTTCGGCAGCTATGCGACTAGCAGGTGTTGTGCCAAACGTGTCAGGCTCTGACCGTCCAGCAGCAATGTCTCGTACGTCACTGTACCCTATAGGGCCAAACTCTGATGCGCCAGCGATGGCAGCAAGGGCAGGAGAGTCTGTAGCCGCTTCTACCTCAGTTGCTGTTGAGGCAGCAGTTGCTGCAGTCAGGCCTAAACCCAAAGGTCCTAGTGCCTTTTTGACAGGGCCGGGAACTTTACCGAGATACTTATTGATTCCATCCGCCATCGACTTTGCGTCAAAGCCTTTCCGTTCCAAGTTGGCACGAGCTTCTGGGTTGGATTCAGGAACTACGTCTGCGTCAGCACTCGCCAGTTTAGCAGCCTGTCTACCTTTAATCTTAGCTTCTTCTATAGCGCGAGACTTATCTTCAGCTTCTTGAATTTGTTCAGGGGTGATAGCAGCTAGGGTAGAAGTTCGTTTTGCTTCGGCTTCGGCTGTTGCTGCCGCTGCTTGACTTTGTTTAGCACGTTCTTCTGCTAATATGGTTGTTTGCTGCTCAGAAGCAAGGGCTTCTTTTTGTTCGTCAGTTAAAAGGTCTAGGTTTACACGGCCTGTCTGTGTGGTACCAAACTCACCACCTGCAAAGTCTACGGGACTTTCAATCAGGGCAGGTAGGTCTTTTTGGGGTACAAAGCCAGCGTAGTTCTTTTTCAAGATAGACGGGTTTACGTGGCCCATCATACCTTCAACGAAGTTTTCGTTTACGTTGTATTGCTCTAACATGAAACGGGGTACGATAGAGCGGATAACAGATGGTGTGGTTACAGGCTCGTAATTGCGAACTAGCTCACCCGCAGGAGAACGACTTTTTATTTCTTTTGCTGGGAGTATGTTAGCGAAAGGTTGGAGACGAGTTCCAATGTGCTTGTTGAAAGCATCCGTGAAGTCTCCATCTGTAACGTCAAACAGATAATCGGATGTGCTTGTATCGTAGTTCTGTTTTAAAAGACGGCCTAAACGCGAATTAGTATCAAAAGAAAGTTCAGGGCGACCCTTGTGGTCTTTCTTTGTTGTTACTTTGCCTTTTACTGTTATGGTATCACCCACAATAGTAACGTCTGACTTTTTAAGACCTAACAGTTGTTCAGGACGATTTGCTGTAGCTTTGTGGTACTCTAGTAGGTCTGATGTAGGTTGACCATACTCGGCTGCAACAAGAGGAGTTGCTTCTGCGTATATCTTATCTAGCTCTTCTTTAGGAAGAAGACCTTGCATTGGACGTTCGCCAGCTAAACCTGTGCGTTGTGTTCCTGCTAAACCTTTTGCACCAGCTAGTTGCGGGTACATAATCTCGTCAACACCCTCGGCTACTGTCTCCATAGCGGCTGTAGCACCGTAACGCTCCATCACGGGGCGTACCAATGCTTCTAGTGTTTGGAGATTGTAAGCTCTGTTCTTAGCGTCGGGGCTACCTTCGACAGTAAACAGCTTGATTACGTCAGCTTGCTTGAGGTCTTTGTAGGGGGTACTCAGGTCAATACCTAATGTTTTAGCACCAGACTTAATAGGGTTGATGCGCTTCTTTTGCTTTTCGTCAGCCTTAGACATGGCAAAATCCCACGCCTCGCCAAGCGTGAGAGTACCGTCTTTTGCTTTTTTACCTAATTCTATATCCGTGAGTGCCATCTAGTATCCGAACGTCCCATCAAAGGGTTGGAAGGCTTGGTCTTTTATGCCTTGCAATGATTTATGAATTGATGTATAACCACTTGTACGAGTCATAACCATATAACGGAGCGCATCATATGCGTGGTCTTCTGCTTTTGTATCTACGTCTTCACTGTTGGTTTTGGACAGCGGAATACCTGACATCTGTGCGACAGTGTGTTTACAGGTTGCGAAGATTCGTAAACGTGGTTCTTGAGTA